AACTGTATTCCTCAGGTAGTCTCTGAACCTTTCCTGGATGTATCCAGGACTTGGCTGCTGATTGCCCACTTGGGGTTTCCAGCAATTCATCCGATTTAAAGAGCGCAAAGCACAACTTGACGCTCGTGCATTACCTCGATACCCAGGTTTGCTCTATTCAGAACGTCTGCCCAAGTATTGAGTACACGACCTTGACCATCAAGAATAGACTGATTGAAGTTCAGCCCATTCAAGTTGAATGCCATAGTGCTAACACCAAGAGCAGTGAACCAGATACCAACTACAGGCCATGCTGCAAGGAAGAAGTGCAGTGAACGGGAGTTGTTGAATGATGCGTATTGGAAGATGAGACGACCAAAGTAACCATGAGCGGCAACGATGTTGTAGGTCTCTTCTTCTTGACCGAACTTGTAACCATAGTTCTGGGACTCATTTTCAGTTGTCTCTCTTACGAGTGAAGATGTGACAAGTGAACCATGCATTGCAGAGAACAGTGAACCACCGAAGACACCAGCAACTCCAAGCATGTGGAAGGGGTGCATCAGGATGTTATGTTCTGCTTGAACACTTTACCCCAAACTTTCGTAAGGGAGTGGACTATATCATCACCCATAAAGGGGCGGGACGCTTAAACCTGTTATTAAGGGAACTATATCCCTCAGGTAGTCTCTGAACCTTCCTTAGATGTATCTAAGGCTTGGCTGCTGATTCCCATATCAATGAGTTTTGGTTTCATTCCCCACATAGAACATCCTTTCTTTAAGGATCTATTTACTGCACCAACAGAAGATTTTGAATATTTTATATCATACTCTGGAAACTTTATAAGTTCTTCAAGTATTTGTCTTCCATTAGTACAATTAAATGTACACAATGTGGGTTGGTCATTAAAAGACCACTCATAATTTTGACGAACTAATTCTTTATATTCATTAGATTGCTTATGTTCATTATGGTATTTTCCAGTTTTAATACCACCAATCCTTCCATTTGCTGATGGGTCTTGTGCAAACCAACCAGATTTGTTTTGGAGAGATTTTGAACCGCCTATTTTACCTGCTTCACTTGATGCAATTGTTGCATCAACTCTATACATCCAAGCAATGTAGTCTTGAGGTTTTCTATAAGATAGAAAACGATAGTAGTGAAGTAGTGAATGATCTTCAAAGGACGCATAGACATTTTCAGGAGAATTGTCGTCAGACTGTCCAGTGAAATGAGGAGGTTCGTGATGAAACTCTAATTTTGTTTCATCGTCATAAGTTTTTGTTCTAATGTATTGAAGAAATTGTTCGTAAATGTTCATTGACTTAGGGTTCCAGCAATTCATCCCGTTTAATCAAGGGAATTGCTTCCCAGGTGTGCCTCAATTTGACACAAGCATGAAGTTGAATGTACCAGAGATACCCAGGGGCATACCGTCAGAGAAAGAACCCTGACCGAAAGGATAGACGAGGAAGACTGCGGATGCTGCTGCAACAGGTGCAGAATATGCAACACAGATCCAAGGTCTCATGCCCAGGCGGTAGGAAAGTTCCCATTCACGACCCATGTAGCAGAAGACGCCAATGAGGAAGTGAAAGACAACGAGTTGGTAAGGACCACCATTGTACAGCCACTCGTCGAGTGATGCTGCTTCCCAGATGGGATAGAAGTGGAGTCCAATTGCGTTAGAAGAAGGAACAACTGCACCAGAGATGATGTTGTTACCATACATGAGTGAACCAGCAACTGGTTCACGGATGCCGTCGATGTCCACTGGGGGAGCAGCGACGAATGCTACGAGGAAACACATGGTTGCTGCCAACAGAGTTGGAATCATCAGTGTTCCGAACCAACCAACATAAAGACGGTTGTTTGTAGACGTTACCCATTCACAAAAGTTTTGCCATTGGGAGGATTGATACCCTTTTGAAATTGTTGTAGTCATTTTAGATGCTTTGTAAGTAGAGCACCACAGGGATGTGCGAGAAAAATATGCCCTACCGCCCTGTCGGGTAGGGTATGAGAGACTCTTATTTTCACACGCTGTTTAGTCTCGGTAAGGCGTGTTTGCAAAAGATTAAAAAAGTTTACATTTCTTAATCAGTTGATGTATTTATAATACTTCGGTTTTCCGTATCTGTCAACCCCTCTAGAAGAGAAAGTTTTGATTGGTGTCCCGAAGACTCATGTATTATAGGGCACATTCCAAATAAAGTCAAAGGAGTGTGCCACTATACATACTGGTCTTTTAGGTGCTTGCTACACCCACTGGATTGGTGCTTGCTACACCCACTGGATCAACGAATTGAATCACTCCCAGGGAAACTTTGTTATTAACACCGCGAAGTTGTCCCTCAAGAATCTCATTGAAACCATCGGTATCGACAGATCCGTCTTCTAGATGTGGAATATTGACAGTTCTGATATGAACAAGTCCAGCATCATTCGTATATGTTACTTGAACAGATGTATCTTCTGCTTGATACTCTGCAACTTGATAAGTAGAAATAGACATGGTTAATTATTCCCCTACTACTTCGGTTTCTACTGATTGTGGAGTTTCTTCAGGTGATTGGGTTTCTTCCAATTTCACTCCAATCTCGTTAAGGTATTCAATTGCTCCTTGCATTTTTAGAAAGAGTTCTCTCTTTACGGCAAGGTCTTGATTAAGGTTACTAATTTCGACATTTAGTTTGCTTCTTCTTTCCAAAAGAGTTTTCAAGTGTTGTGCTTGGTCCATTCGTAATCATGTTAACGCATACTAATTATAATACTTTTCAAAAGCACTGTCAATAAGAGTGCTCGGGTTTTTAATTGCATACTTATAAATACATCAGAGTTCTTCTCACAAACAGCATCAAAATGAAAAAAGCATTCATTGCTTTTAGTATGCTCTTGATGGCGGCACCTGCATATGCCGATATTACTACAAGATTATCTTCAAGTGTTCAGCTTACAGTAGATTCTCCCTCTGTTACAACCAACAGAATTGCATCTGCATATAGTGTAAGTGGTAACAACATTAGTCCTAGTGCTAATGGTGGTCTTGGTTCACTAACCTCTGGAACAGCAGTATCATATACTCCAACTACATATACTTTGGCTACTGACGGAGATGCCTTTTCTTTCACCGAAACATTTATTGAAGGTGATAACGTAACTGCACAACAAACTGCTCTCACTAGTGGTCAAATTGACCAACCAGTTCTTCAAGGTAACTCTACTAGTTTCCTTGGTGGTACTGCAGGAAATCTTGCCGGTACTATTGATACTGCAGGAAATCTAAGCGTCACTGCTGGTGGTGCAGGAACCAATGCAACAGGACAGTTCGTTGTAGAAATCACTGTTCGTTGAGATACATCATGGATCGTTTGAAAAAATCAATCTTTCTTGGTTTAATTTTAGGAGCATTTCATGGGACTGCTCAATCGGTCCCTGTTGTTCCTAACTTTACCCAAGGATCTCTGACCAGTCGTACAGAGACAACTCAAAAGATTACAGAAACCATCAACTCAGTAGACTTTAATACTGGATATCAATATTCAGTAACAGGTAGTGGAATTACAGCTGACGGAGACTTGTCGCCAGGTACTGGCACTAATAACGTAACTATAGATGGAGTGACTTCGCAATGGACGGGAATTACAGAGAGACCAACATTCAGACAAGCAACACCTGGAGGAGCGTTTCAGTTCACAGAAACATATTCAGGTCCTGGTTTACAAAATCAAACAATCATAAACAGAACAACAGAAGTAACAAGCGTAACAGACAGCACATCTATCTTCTCCCAGTAATCTTAAGTGGATTATTCCCGGCACAATCTTTGGCAGAAACTGTTGGTGGCGTCTCCGCTACTGCTTCTCCTGTTGCTAATAGTTCTGGTAGCGTCACAAACCAGGCAATCCAGGTCCTCCAGGGTCCGTACATCACAAATACATACGGAGCAGGAATACAATGTCAAGGACCAACTCGCAACTTTACCCCCTTTGTAACTGGTAGTGCATCAGCATCAAAACCATTTGAACCATTCTTTGATGATCCTGTATTTGATGTAAGTGATAACTTTGGTGCTTTTGATTCGGATGGAAATCCAACTGGAGATGGTATCATAGACAATCCAGGTAAAGTTCTTTTCACAAAAAAATCAAGAACTGGACAAAAAGATAACTATAGTATCAGTGCTGGTTTCTCTGTTACTTGGTCTCAACCACTAGATAAAAAACTACAAGACCAATGTAAAGAAGCAGCTGCTGCTAACATTGCATTACTACAACAGACTAATGCTAATAAAAGATTAGACTTTGAGATTGCTAGACTGAAGAACTGTGGTGAACTAATGCAAAAAGGGATTATGTTTAGTCCCAAATCACCATATTATTCTGTATGTGCGGACGTACTTGTTGTAAACAAAAACCTTATTGCACCACACGTTCATTCTATTCCTTCTTCTTCTTCCGTCTCGGGAAAACCGAGCGCAATTCCTTCACAGCGTGATTCATCTGACGCTGCTCTACTCGGCGCTCCCCTGAAGATAAAATAGGAGGTTTCTTTCCTCGGATTGCTGCAACCTTTTTCAATACTTTCTTCACCGCTGGTTTGACTGCTTTCAAAAGTAAGTCAGCCAGCGGTTTTGCTGCAAGTGCTGATGTTGTTGCTACAGCAGCAATGCCCCCAGTAGTCACTACTGCACCAGCACTTGGAAGTCCCGCAACAATTTGTTTTGGAATAGGAACGGATTCTGTAATTTGAACACACTGATTTCCTATGAGTTGATATCCCGTAACTTCCTTTCTAAATCCATCAATAAAAGTTCCCACAGGTTCTTGTATCAGTTGTGCTGGTGTGGGACAAGCAACCTCTGGTTCAGGTGATGGAACTCTAGGTATTGAAGGAGTCGGAGGTGTAACTGGGGGTTCGGGTTTTTTAGGTTGCTCTGTCTTAACCCCAGAAGGAACCGTAGGAATTACCTGAAGTGGTTCAAACTGAATAGGATTAAAACTAGGGACGCCAGAATCGCACAGCGTAAGAGTTCCTCTTTGGTCATCTTCGAGTAAGGATGTGTTTTTTGGGTTTCTTTCTTTATTAGATTCCACACACCCCGGAAGATCAACAACCGGAGTGCCAAGATTTAATACAACAGGAGGTGCAACTGGTATCGCAGTTGAAGGTGTGCCTACATCAAAAACATTCGCATCTGGAATATTCAATCTACGAACATTGATATTAATATCAGCAATACCAATTGGTTTTATTTCCATTATTCTTTAAAGAAACTCATAACAGCAGTCAAAGCAGAATGAAAAGCAACATAAAGAAAGAATTGATCGGAAGCATCTTTCTTCATTTTCTTACGATAAGCAGATTGAGACATAATAACCTCCAAGGTTTATATTATTTAACATCTCTGACCAACTTTTAATTAAGTATTACCTTATTAAAAGAAAGTCAACAATCGTTAAATACAGATCCAACTTGCGAACCGAGTTCTGATCCTGCTTTATTTCCCAATAGTAATGCCCAACCACCTGCTAAGAATCCAACATAAGGGATACTAGAAAGAGCAGGAACGGCAAGACCAGTAGCAAGAGCACTACCCACCGTCGCACCTTGTGATCGTGCGCCAGCGTCCGCCACGATACACTCTATCTCTTTTGCAGACTTTCCCTTGCTGTCTTCAACAGCACCTCCTGCACCGGTATTACGGGCACCTTCTCTGGTAAATTCATCACGACGATATTCAGTTCTCTTTTCAGAACCTCCACCAAGAAATCCTTTTTTAGTTTTATCTAAACCAGAAGACCTTTCAGATGTTAATACTTTAGGGTCATCTGCTTTATACTCAATCTCATATCCTTCCTTACCAACTTTTATTTTGTAAGAAGAATATGGACCCTGAGGCAGATTAAATGCAGGGGGTTGTTGAATTGATTCTTGTGGTCTTAAAACATATCCCAACAATCCAATATGAGAAATTCCTACCAAGACACCTATACCGATTGCAATTCCTTTGATTAGAAATTTTGACTTGCTCGGTACTTGCTCGGTAACTTGCTCGGTCGGTTTCTTGGATTTAAACACGATCAGAATGGGATGGCAGGACCAGTTGTTTTAGGTAATTCTGGAACATCTGGAATAGCAGCTTCAACTAACTTAGGTAGTGCGGCAGATACTGCTTCTACTGCTGCTTGAGTAGCCTTTTCTCTAGCATCCTCGATGAGGACATCTGCATTCTTATACAGATAAACCCCACCACCAACGACTGATAGTGATACCAGTCCTGATAGTAGGGCAACGATGTTAATCAGTTTTTGCATGGTTTTTAGGTTCAACTGCGGAAACAACTTCTGGTTCTTTTTTTGCTACTGGTTTGAAAGAAACAGAACCGCCATTTTTGGCAGGAGATAATCCAAATGCAGCAAGTGATCCAGAGAAGACTGATGCAATAAAGGTAGGGTCAAAGTCAAGAATCTTTTGACCGTTTGGAAGTCTGACGTAACTGAAAGTGAGAAGAGATGCTGACCATATGAGTACAACTACTTTCACTAAATTAGCAAGAACTTCACTCTTATCTTCACTGTGGTCTTCTTTCTCGTCTACCTTTGCTTTGGGTTTATCTCCAAGCACTGGTTTTAGAAATATTTGATACCTGAGTATTTATAAAAAAAGAGAGACTAATTGCCCCTCTGATATGCTGGAATCATCATGCCTTTGTCTGGCGTATCGTCATCATCGTGGGGGTCATCCAATAACCAAAAGACAACTCCCACCACTACGATAACCGAAAAAATCTGTAGGATTGTTTCGGTTGTCATCACCAGATGCCGGGAATTATTTTATTTTTCATTTTGTTTCTCCTTTGTAATTGTGTAACCTAAACTTTGTAAATATTCTATTGCTTGTTGCTCAGTTCCACCAAATATTCTATTCTCACAATTTTGTTGTCTTGTAGCCCATCTAAGATTTTCCACTCTATTATCGTGTCTAACCCTATTGATGTGATCTACTTGTTCTTTATTGTCAGGATTTGGCAGATACTTTTTAGCAACTAATCTATGTCCTTCAATTGTCTTTCCATTTATGCTGTAAGAACGATAACCTTTTTGTGTTATCCATCCTTCAAGTAAAGAACATCTCTTTTTCCTGATTGACCATACTTCACCATTAGGTTTAATATGATATTCAGCATTTTTGTATGTTCCTTTTCTTCCAGCATTCCAAGGAATATTTCCTTTTGGATTTCCTTTACCAGACATAGTATTACGCAACTACTTTTAATTATTTATAAAAATAAGTAGTTGCGTAATAAATCTACCAAATTCCAGGGATCAGGTCGCCAGTAAGGGCATATGCACCCATTGCTGCTACGATTCCGAGCATTGCTGCCCAACCATTAATACGTTCTGCGTTTTCGTTCATTGTTTTTCTCCTGTGTTTTATTGTAAATAATGACTTTGTTGTTTTCGTGAGTAAAGACTAATTCATCATCATGGTCCCAACAGAGTTCCTCATATAATGAATTAAGTCTTTTCATATCTTCATAAAGTTGATTGGGATTCGGCATTGCGTTTGCTAACTGGTTCGTAGGTATGCTTAGGATTGAATTCGTCACCCATAGGTTTAGAAGGTTCAAATGGATTTTTCGAAAGGTTTTTAATAACAATGAAAGCATCCTTATTATACTTACGAGTTCCAATTGGTGATTGCCACTTTTTATTGTAGTTCTCACCAACATCAATGCCAGAGATTGAAACACCTGCTGATTCAACCACGATATCATCACCATCTTCCCACTCATATTTTTGGATAAGAGAAGAGATCATTTCATAAACAGATGAAGTGCTCAATACTCGATCTTCAGGTTCAAGATTTCCGTGCATCAGTAAAGATTTTCCTCTTGTTCGGTTTCAATTACAATATCAGAAGTTGGATATGCTACACATGTAAGAACAAACCCCTCTTCAATCTGATCATCATCCAAGAAAGATTGATCGCTTTGATCAACTGTGCCGGATACGATCTTGCTTGCACAAGATGAACAAGCACCTGCACGACAAGAATAATTTAGATCCAGACCACCCTCTTCAGCAGCATCAAGAAGATACTGATCATCTTGACAGGTTACATTTGTTTCTGTGCCGTCAGGAGCACGAAAAGTAACATTAAATTCCATTAGTAAGTTTCAGATAAATTTTCTACAGAGTATGCCAACAATACAAGGAAGGCAATGCTCGTTATTGTAAAGATAAAATGTCCAATTGTCAAGTAACTAGTCATACAAGTCCAAAAAAGAATTTGCCTGTGATTGCATATGAAAGAAACCCAGCAATAATTCCCATCATTGCGAAGCGACCATTCATTTTTTCTGCACGTTCTGCATATGTCTCATAACCGTAACGCTCTGCGTCGGTCTTAGAGATATACATTTGTGGTTCACTGGCAAACATGTTTTGGCGTCCACCGTCTTCAGTAGTAACAGTCATTTACTCTTGTAAAGAATTACAACATAATTATATAGTAAACATTAAGTTTTGTCAACTGGTTTTGATCCTTCTGTCACGCGACCAAGATATGGATCATAATTCATAATATCTGAAGCAGATAATCGTGCTCCATTCTGTTCCCAGAAATGCCAGAGTCCATCATGACTTTGTTTGTGGAAAATGTGAACATGATCTTGGTGAATTGCAGAAGGAAACTCAACTTTGTAAAGGAGAAGAGGAATCGCAAAGGTATTACCAGAGTTGTAAACCAAATCATCTGCTACTGGTCTTGGTTTGACACCCTGATCAATCTTATAATAGTTTCCTCTACAATGCAACCTTACGAGTTTCTCTGCATGATACCTAGAAATTGCATAACAAGCAGTTGAAAAGTCATTCACAAATCTCTTGTGAAGTTTAACGTGAAGATCACCCGTACAAATAATTGCAAGTTGTACTACATCCCAGTCATATGGGAAATGCCCATAGATTTCAGACCATGTGAAGTTCCAATACTTAGCAACAGAAAGATCACAATCATCTTCCATAATAATTGCATATGGAGAATCAGATGTGTCTAAGTAATGCTTCAGTGCTTTTAGGTGTGAGGTTGTACATCCAATCTCTCGTGATGACATCATGTCAGGATACTTTCCTTTTAGGATAGATCCAAGATCATCCTCACGTCCATCGTATGCTGCAATACGTGTGTAGTTATCGACTTCCCAGTATTTAAACTGGTCTTCCATCCAATTCCACCTATCCTCTGCATCATCCAAATTGATACAATAAACAGGACCAAAGTTTTTTAACTTATAGACAGCCTTATTTCTATCCATTATCAATAATCTCCCAGTGTTTAGGATACAAGTCTTGAGTATTTAAGTGTGCATTATTAGGACCAAACCATTTATAGGGAGCAATCACTCTACCAGTGTTTCCTAACCATGCACCCCACCATGAGAAAGTAGAGTTAGCAATAATAAAGTCACTACACTGAGTCATCATATAAAGATCGTGATAAGAACTGTTACCCTCGGACATAATGAATCTATCAGGTTTGAATAGTTCTTGAGAGCAAGCCCAGAATATATCATCAGAAAATAAAATCACTTCCCGATCTGGAGCAAACTTACTTAGTGCTTCCTCATAATAATCCAATGAAAGGTTATGGTGATTTCCACTATTGATCAGAAAGTCTCCCCTACGAATGTGTAAAGCAATAGGACCTTGATCAAATATTTCATCAACAATAGGTTCACACTCTCCTTGAATAGTTGAGTTGAACTTGAAGTCCTGACGAATCTCATCCTCAATATGTTTGAAGTATTTCTCCGTCTGAAAGAAACCATAGAGTGAAAAATCATTCCTCCTATCAGCATTAAAAAATTTATTCTGATAGTGAAATCCTTCCTCCGATAAGAATTTATCAGAGGGAATCAATCCAGTATTCTCTGGTTTGAAATTAAAACATTTAAACAATTCGATGTGCAAATTATTACCGAGAGCATCCCTTATAGATTCAGTATGATCTGGTATGGTATATGGAACACCTAATTTTCTAGCAATACCTTTGGTTGCCGCATACTGGAACATCTGATTACCGAGTTGTCCCAGTCTTCCAAGATGATTAAAACCTATCATGTCTCTTCTACACGTCCTTCTGGTTTTAGATTTCTATTAAATCCGAAATGTTCTCTTTCAATATCATTATGGTCAAACTCTGCCCAGTATATCTCAAAGGCAAGACCATCTTCAAGTGCTTCAAACTGATGATAATATCCCGGTTCAACAGCATTGAATTCTCCAGGACCAAGAATAGTTTCATCAAGAAGATCCTGACAGTGCCTCCAGTTACGAATCAATAATTTACCAGAAACAACATAAAAACCATTCCATTTAAACTTATGCTTGTGTTTTGAGCAAACACCACCCTTTTTAAAATCGATACGATGGAATTCCAATGCATGATTTGCACAGATAAGTTCCGTCATACCCCACACTTTTCCTTGCTTCATTCTAATAATAGATTACAGATTTCATTTGTCTTATTGATTCCACATAGGGACTCTTCAAATAAGATATCAACGTTAGAATTATAATCTACAAAGACTTCATAGTCAACATCATTTAGCATACAATCAACCCAACAACTTGATGGATAGGTTACATAATATTTTGATGCAATTGAATATAATTGAGATCTATTAATGTTATTCTCTGATAACCATGTGTTATCAACCAGATGCATATTTTTCTTCTTGAGAAGATATGAAAGTTTTGGATGTATTTTTCCCCCACTGCATGTTGGATGTCTCACAAAATAACAAGAACCATGAGACAAAGTAAGAATCTTATCCCAGGTTTCTTCTTTCCATTTTGTAGTATATATACCCTTCCATTCACCTTTACTGGTATCTAATTTAATGTCCTGATCATTAGGTTTATCAAATCCATTGGTAAAGAAAAATACTTTTGAATCCTCGATTGGAGTCATATCACTGTCATAATAATGATCTGGAACACCTACAAAAATAAATTTTTCTTTTGGTGTAGAAACATCTGGATGAAGATTTTCTTCTTTAATCCATGCAATTACTTTATCTGCACTGAAATGATATTTTGGTAGTCGAGTTATCCCCTCTTGAGATATTCCATGTTGTATTGCAAAGGTCTTACACTTAACTTTTTTGCAAAGATTATAATCAATACTATGATAAACGTTACTGGTTCCTGAAGTAACTAACATTGAGTTAGCACCTTTAGAATAATCTATTACTCTTTCTTCATCACGTAAATCTAAAACATAAAACCTTTTATACTTTTCAGAAAACTCATTGACTTTATATGAAAGGGTATCATTTCCAATCTCACCAAAATTTGTATACAATAAAACTTCATGACCCATATCACATATAGTTTCAATCATAGGAATCAAAAACCTAAGATGATTCCTAGTCATTGTACATAAAATTATACTTTTCATTCATCAACTCGATTAATAACAAAAATTAAATCATCGTACCTATCTTTAACATATCTCAGATCAACTCTTTCACATGAATAATTTCCAGGAAGAGTTCCTTTTACTTCATCAAAAGTATTCTGCAACTCATCAAAGTCATCAACACTTTGGATATCTTCAATGAACATAGTTCCATTGTTATTCAACATTGGAAGATAGTATTCAATACATTCCTGTTGAGACTTTACAGTATGTGGACCATCATCGAAGATGATATCGAATCCACCAGGAACAACCCCACGTACTTCTTCGGGAGTGTCTTCATCATAGGCATCACAGTTGGCATATGTAAATCGATCATTATCCATGATCTCCCAACACTTTGCATTCATAGTCTCTTGAATATCAAGAAGAAGCATTTTAGATTTTGGGAGAAAGTCGTGCCATAAAATAGCAGAACATCCATAGTTAGTTCCAATTTCCAATACAGAAACTTCACTATCTTTAAATCTTGTAAGTGCTTCTACATAATAATCACAGTACCCATGCCAATCATTCTTATCAGTTCCCCATCCACCAAGATGTTTTCCAGAAGAACTGTAGCTCCCTTGGAAACCATTCATGTTATATTTTTCAATGATTTCTACCAGTTCATTTGCCATTTTTCAATTCCCCCAGTTCTTTTGTAATAAAAATAATGTTTTCTTCAATCTTTTGAATTTTTTGTTCTTGTGATTTTAACCAATCAAAATACAGGTACTCATTATCTATATTTTCCACCATACCATTATCAAGTTTGTATCTGTCAACTGCCCACTGAGGGGGATTCTTTTTCTTCCACGGGTATAGAACATACTCTATCTCGGCAACTACACCCCACAACCAAATATGGATATTTCTTATCATAATGACATTGCTTGTTTCATAGCAACATACTTTGGATTATCATACTTACTCTTACCTTTTCCTGTCCAGATAACTGTTCCTTCTATGAAGTTCCAATCCATAAAGTTACCATTAAATACAAATACATCTTCGTGATTGATATGCTCAGTGAGAAGTTTATTCAATGCTACCTGATCTGCATACCAAGTCTTTGGTAGAGAGTTAATAATCTCAATCAACTTCTTAGTCTTATCAATGTATGACTTATCAAAGTAAACAATACCAGCAGCAATCTTAGTGCCCTCTCGAATCCAATCAGTAAGATAAGTTACTGGTTGTCTCACAAAAAGACCACAGGGTTTTTCTGGAAAGATAAAACTCTTCATGACCATACAATCAATGTCAAGGACCATGATCTTTTCAATTTTTTCCAGAAGATGTGGAAGAACAAAGAACCTTAAGGATGCATAAGTACACTTCATTGCATCAGAATCTTCTGGAATATCCATATAATTATAAGTGAAGGTCAGTGGAGTTGAGATCTTTTGCTTATAGATCTCACACTGCTTAAGTACTTCTTCACTTGGATTTACAATATGAACATGGCAAGGCATATTTGCCTTGTGTGCAGAATTGCAAAAGGGAGATGCATGATCCAAAAAGTATTTGCTATCACAAGCAGCAAATACACATGGTTCTGAGGGAAAAGTTCCAGATATATCCTTCAACTCAATGTTCATTTTTGATTTGTTTCCGTTAAGTATTGATCAAAATAAGCAACTGTTTTTTCCATACCTTCTCTCAAAGGAACTAGATCTAGTGGATCCATTTCAACAAGACTAAGAGTTGAGTTATCTGCAGTAACTCTATCACCAACATTCTCACCTGGTCTCATTGGTAAATTCACAATCTCAGATTTACCACCAGCAATCTCATTGATAAGTTCAGCAATCTCACCGACAGTTTTATTTTCTGTGGGGCCAACCTCTACAACACGGGGGAATACCACGCCTTCCTTTGCCTTCTCCGTTGCTCTAACAAGTGCTTTGGCAACATCACCAACATAAACCATATCACTGACTTGTTTGCCATCACCATAAACTTCAATGGGGTGACCCAAAATTGCCCTACAAGCAAATGCAGGGGTAATCTTTCTTACCTTACCACAACCATATGGTTCTGCTGCAAGTTGCCTTGGACCATATGCATTAACAACACGGACAATATTAATCTTCGTCCCCCTATTCCTGTTATACATGTCAATGAATCTTTCAATCATTGTCTTTGTAATAGAATAAGTATTGTTCATCCAGTGATTTCCAACAGCAATATACGTTCCAGGAAGATTGTATTGTGCTGCTGCCTCTAGAATATTGAGACCACCTACAAGATTTGATTTTGCAGCAGGTCTTGGATTCTTAATTGTTTCTTGTGTTCCAAGAACAGCTGCTAAATGAATCCAAGACTCACAGTGTGCCATTGCTTCAGTAACAGCAACGTCATCCATAATGTCCCCATGAAAAACTTCCACACCTTCAGGATATTCTTTTGCTAATCTTCTGTGGTGATCAAATATGATAGGAGTATGTCCATTCGTAAGAAGTTCTTCAACAACATAACGACCGATGAATCCCATTCCACCTGTAACTAAGACTTTCATAAAATTTTTCCGTCAAGATAATTTTGTTTCCAATAGTTTATATATCCAAGTTTTGTTTCCCCGTATTCCCAGGGTTTCTTTAATCTCCTACCACCAATATAATGGACAATTCTATTGTCATCTTTCAAGAATGATACATCACTGGATAATGATTTGTTATATTTTTTACCCAGAAAATCAAAATTACCTTTTAAGATTATAGACATATAACCTTGAACGACAAACTTAGCAGAGATTCTAGTATCGTTAATGACTTCTATAAACTTAGAAGTCATTTCATTCTCAACCCATCTTTTATTATTAAAGAGAATAACACCGGAATTTATACTATCATAATTTAATAGTTCTCTATCAGGTCTATCCCACTTCTCAAATTGATAACTATTCTTTGCTTTGCTTGTATTAAAACATGCAGAGTTAGGTAAAGCAGCAATCTCATGCTTCAATTTAATTTTATCCAATTCAGAGATATCACCAATCACTAATGTATCTGCGTCCAAGTATAAACTTCTTTCATACTTCTCTTCAAATATATTAGGAATAAGAACTCTTGAATACATGCAAGGCAATTCTTCTTTCCACTCTCCACCCTTTGGATTTTTGTCTAAAGATTGGTTGAATAATACATTTACATCAGTACCCTCAAAGACTTTAAAGTCTTCTGGTTTTCCATCTGCTAAGAGATAAAAATCATAATCAGACCCATGAACTTTTTTCAAGGAGTTATAAAGAGCAATAACACCAGGAATATAATTCTTATCAGAACAAGTAACTATATTCATCGCTTCAAATGATAAACTCCAATCTTAGGTCCACCCCAGTATCCCTGAATTTTTGGAAAAGATTCCATTACTTCTTCATGTGACCAATCGGGTTTGACATGAACTTCATAAGGATTACCTTCATCTGCACCTTGAGGCATGTAGATAATGGGAATACTTAGGTATAGATTATCTGAGATTTCTAAAAGATTATTAACAAGTTTAAGTGCTTCTTCTTTTTTCATGTGCTCGATAACATCACCAGCAAAGGTAATATCAGTTTGACCAACTTTACTGTAATCAAATGTCCTTACATCTTGTAGATAAAACTGATCGTAGATTTCGTTCAGTTTATACTTCGGAACCCAAGGTTCCCAGATTTCAATACCATACCACTCACATCCCTGAAGGTTCTCAAGACCCTTGAATAGGTTGAGATAGGTTCCTTCACCAACAGCAATATCTAAAATCTTATTATGTTTTGGTGTTACATCAGAAATCCATTTGCGAATCTGATCCTTTCCTTCGTAGTCACTTCTAGGCATTTTTTTCAACTCTCAATAATAGTAGCATACTTATCAAGACAATAATCAATTTCGTCTTGAATGTTTTTATTATATGTACTTGAAATTTGATTTGGATGTACTCTGTTTGTAATCAAAACATCATTCAAGTAAATGGGATCTCCATAATTTAGATCTCTCTCTGCACAAATCAATTATATCCGAATTATTTTCTTGATCCTTTCTAGGTACAAATTGTGCTCGATATCTCTCCTCACAATTATAATCAACGTCAGTTAAGTAATAGATTGCGATACTTTTTCTGTACTTATCTTCTGGGCATTGTAAAGGATTTGGTAATCCATGCCAAGAATTTTGAGTAGTGTCAAACAATACAGCCTTGTTAAACAAACAGTCAATATTTTTAACTAATTGATCAGGTTTGTTTTTCTGATCGTTATGAGACCAGAATTGTAATCCACCTCCCCACTCAGGACTCCAATTTTCAGATAGGTAAATTATAAGATTAAGTTTTCTCTGTAATTTTAACTTTGGATGTATGGAATAGTCTTTATGGATATTAAGATTACCACCTCTATTATGAATATGAAGTCCTCCACCATGTAAACCATAGTCGGGATATAGATTTTTAATACCTGTCACCTCTTTAAGAAATCCAATAAAATCTTGTGAACAAAGATGTTGAAAAGTTTGATAGATTTCTAAAGGAAACTTTCTCCAATCTTGAATTGTTTTTTTGTTTTCGATTGGATTATTATAGTTCCACCATTCATCACTATTATATTCCAAAAAACTATTTGATAGTGTCTTAGCAGTATCGGTATCGAAAAACTGATCTATGATCCAATGATCAAAAGGATCTTTATATTCTTCAACTTTACAATCCATACTTTTCCTTGCAGTATTTTGTTTCTTTATTTACATAGTAATCTCTATTCTTATGTGAAACATTTGTCGTTACAGAATAATCTCCAACTCTATTCGATATTAAGACATCATTCAAAAATATTGGTCTACCATACTTTTCATTCATTCCATAGTAAAATTCACAATCCATAAAGTAAACAAGATTTTCATCAAACCTACTATCAACTTCTTTTCTAAAAGATAAAACAGATGGTGAACTAATAGTATTCACACCATTGAGTAAATTATCATTCCATTTGGGATACATTTCCCAATAAAAATTATATCCGTCGTCATTGGTATGATTGCAACCATTAACTAACCACATGTCATCATTCTTCTCAAATTCAGAGTGAATTTTTTCTAATGACTCAGTGTCATAAAAGAAGTCGTCTTGAAACATAACTTTGATAATATCTCCCGAACACATCTCAATTGCTTTGTTTGTGTTTGCAGGTCCATTACCTCTATCATTTTCATTCTTAGCATAAACAATCTCAAATTTGTCTTCAAATTGTTTGACTTCTTTTAGAACTTCATCATCTATACTGTGATCAGAAATACAAACCTCAAAATCTTTATGGGATTGTATTTGAATAGTTCTAAGAAGATCATTAAGATACTCTGCACCTCTACCATAACACTCCCAAGTTGGAATTGCAATTGATATCTTCATTTGACAATTTGCCCCTTAATCCAATCATAAGTTTTAGCGATACCCTCTTCTAGAGTTTGACTATAATCGAACCAAAGTTTCTCACGAATAAGATCGTTATTTGAATTACGACCACGAACACCAGTTGGGGCATTCATTTTATGAATTTTCTGAACTACTTTACCAGAAACTTTTGCAGTAATATCTACCAGTTGATTGATAGTCACCATCTCCTCCGAACCAATATTCACAGGTCCCATGAAGTCACTGTCCATCAATCTTCGAGTTGCTTGAATGCATTCGTCAATGTACAGGAAGGAACGAGTTTGTAAACCATCTCCCCACACTTCGATTCCTCCACCGACCTCCGGGAGTCGAGCGACTTTACGGCAGATTGCAGCTGGAGCTTTCTCTCTTCCTCCGTCCCAAGTTCCTTCGGGACCAAAAATGTTATGATACCGAGCAATACGAACAGGGATACCATGATTGCGATTGTAAGCGAGGTAGAGTCTCTCACTAAAGAGTTTCTCCCATCCATATTCCGAATCTGGGTCTGCTGGATATGCTGATTCTTCACGGCAATCTGGGTTGTTAGGGTCCATTTGATTGTACTCTGGATACATACATGCAGATCCAGAATAGAAAATCTTGGTGGTATTTTTGACGGTATATTTATTCAGTTCTTTTTGAGATTCAAGAACATTCAAATTAATACTACAGGAGTTGTGCATAATGTCTGCATCGTTCTCACCTGTGAAAACAAAACCTGCACCACCCATATCAGCAGCGAACTGATAGATCTCATCAAAAGTTTGATCATATTGCTGAGGAACAGAATTATAAAAGTTACCTTGATAACCCTTAAATCGAATTGCTCTATCAACAAAATTACGATTTCTCAGATCACCTTGAACAAATTCATTTGCCTCTGTAGAAGAAAATTCTGGACGCTTCAGGTCAACACCACGTACCCAGTAACCCTCAGACCTGAGACGTTTTACCATATGACTTCCAATAAATCCACCAGCTCCCAATACCAGTGCTGTCTTCTTATATTCAGACATAAAAAAAATTATTTGCTTCCTATATATCATACAAAAAAAGACCCTTATTGTCAAGGGTCCTTATAAGGGTCTATACATGCCGCACCACTTGCTCTTTGTCCTGAAGCAAGAAACAGGGCGGGAGTTTCCTCCATCCGCACCAACAATTTTTTAAGAGAAATTGTAAACTCTCGGGATTGAAGGGGATCCTTCACCGACCAGGGTTTTTATCGTGTCTCCATCACGGGCATTTTAGGGGGGTGACTCCACCAGGATATTTTTTAGTCTATCCAAGACTCAGAGAGGAATATTCTGCTCTTTCTTAAGAAAAGAAATCAGTGCTTCCAATCTTTCTTCTACTTTAGAATCGGACTTATTGCCACCACCACAAGGTGTATGTGACTTTGACTCTAATGCATCGAGTCTACCATCAATCTCTTCAAACTTTTTCTCACATTCTTTATCAAAGGCAGATTTGTATGTAGATGATGTAGATGATGTAGATGATGTAGATGATGCACCTGTTGATGTTCTTCTGGTTGCCATAATTACACTTGTTGACTATCGATTATTTATAATCAACAACTGCTTACGATATAAGTCTTTCCTGCTCTTCAAGGGGGAGTTCAACAAATAACTTCCAGGCTGCTTTTCTTTGTGCGTTACTCTTCTTATTGTGACACTCTTTACACAGAACCTGTATGTTATCAAGTTGAGATCTAATAGTTTCAATACCCATAGAGAGAAAAGATTGTCTTGATTCTTTCAAGGATGGATTGATATGATCAAACTCAAGTTTCTCGGTTGAACCACAGACAGAACAGGAGTGACCAAGATTTTCAAGAAGAAACTCTTTCCTCTCCTGTCGCTGTTTTGTCTGTTTGTTTAAGAAGCGGTCACGATTTTCGTGATAATACTTCTTGTCACGATCACTCTTATAAGGCATAGTAGTCGGGGTCTTTTATGTATTTAGATCCTGACTACTTTTGACACTATCCTTTCTATAACAAGGGACTCTGGCCGGGTCAAGCCAACGAGTGTAATCATAGTCTTCTATACATGTCAGAAGTTGCATCTGATTGTCAAGAAGATACATGTCACGATAACGTTTAGTATAACTATCTGCTTTTTGAATACGATAGTCTGGGAACCCATTGTCTAGGATTCCCATTTCAACATAACGATATGGAAAACGTTCTAGAAGAATTTTCATGCAACCTCAACAGATTCAAGGTCGGCAAAAATTTGCTCGATCAAAATATCATAATCATCCAGAGGATCTCCAGAGAATACTACACCATTAGTTTCATAATATCGACGTACCTTTTTGTAAAGTTTCGGATTCTTTACATCAAGATAAAAATCACCATTTGCAGCACCACGAAGGGTTTGAACATCTTTCTTGAATTTTGCTGTGATCGACATTGTTCTGTGTGTTGACTTGTCTATTATAGAGGTTTGACTCTGATGAGTCAAGATGGACAGAAGAGTTTCTGTCCTAGTGCTGGTTACTGGAGTCGAACCAGTTTCTGTCCTGTTATGAGCAGGGTGCAATTACCGAAGTGCTAAACCAGCGATTGTAAGTTGTTGTGTATTTTACGATGACAATTGGCACACAATAAAACACACTTTTTAATTTCCTCTTCAATTTTCTTCCAGGAAGCAGAGGGCATTAACCAATATGCGATAGTCCCAAAAGAAGAGGTCAGGATGCCTCGTCGTGGTCCGTATATAAACGATACAACGGATCATCTATAGGAACCATAACTGCAGTTTCACCACTGTCATTCACGATTTTTATATGCTCCCCACCCTCAACTCTTTCAATCATTTCATCCCATCGTTCTTGAAATTCTTCTACAGTATAAACCTCAATTTCCATTTGACAATGCTTTCTCCCAGTCCTTATTAAATTGCTCTACTCCTGCTTTTGTAAGCATGTGGTCATACATCTTATCAAAAATTGCTACTGGCATTGTAACAATATCTGTTCCATACATAAATGATCTTTCAACATCATAAACTGAACGTGTAGATGCTGTCAACACTTGGGTTGTAACCATTTGTTCTTTAAAAAGTTTACATATTCGCTCGATTAATTCTAATCCACCAAACCTTTGGTCATCAACTCTACCAACGAATGGTGAGATATAGGTTGCTCCTGCTTTTGCTGCAAGAATTGCTTGCGATACTGAAAAAACAAGAGTAATATTAACACGAACTCCTCTATATGCAAGTTCTCTACATGCTTTAAGACCCTCTGGAGTGCAAGGAAGTTTAATTGTAACTGCATCACCAAGTGAAGTGTATTCTTTTGAAGCTTCTACCATTTCATCTGGGGTATCTGCTACAATTTCCGCACTAATATCACGGACTCCAAGGTCTACTAATTCTTTAATCGTCTGAACCGGATCTCCACCACTCTTCATGATTAGTGTTGGATTGGTTGTGACTCCATCAATTAAACCACTATCAAGACGTTCTTTGATTGCTTCAACGTCTGCCGTATCTAGAAAAATTTTCATTGAACAAATTTCTGGTTCAGTTTATATATGGGATGTTACATCCCTAGTCGGGCATATAAGATTTGAACTTATGACCTTTCCGCCCCAAACGGAACGCGCTACCAAACTGCGCTAATGCCCGTGGCGGAAGAGAGAGGATTCGAACCTCCGGTGCTATTAACACGGTTGTTTTCAAGACAACTGCCTTAAACCACTCGGCCACTCTTCCCTATTGTAATTAGTTCCTCCATTCGTTGGAACTCTTCTTTAAGATTATAGAATAACTTATAGTTATTTGTCAAGACATAGTATCCATCAATCTTGGTTCCGTCATCAGTCCACCCATACCCTATAACTTTTTCACATTGCTGATTGATCTGAAAGCATTTGTTAGTATGCAAGTAACTTTCATACTTGGCATCTAAATTAATCATTAACGTTCCTCAAAGTCGAGTCTACGAACCTTTCTTTTACGTCGGTTCTCTTGATATTCTAAATCATGTTTTGTCAGAACACCCTGATATTTTATATTGTTTTCATGATTGAGTAACAATATTTTACTTAAATCCACCGCACTAATCGAGTCATTTGTAACTTTCATCATGTTGGGACAACCACAACACTGCGTTTTTGTTGTGCTTACTATAATCGTATTACATTCTTTGCATTGTACAGATAACATTTTTATTCATTTAACCTCATTCTTTGATGTAATTGTTTTCAACCAACCACTTCTTAGTCAAAGGTGTTGGTTCATATACTTCCCACATTTTACCAGTGGCACAAGCATCAAGAGCATCTTGAGTCATACCTGCTGTTCTGCCAGCCCATCCTGCTTCTGCTTCCCAGGGCACTGCAGACTTGAGATAGGTTCTCTCTGCCAGTGTACGCCACAATACAGGAACTTCTTCTTCGGGTTTGATGATAGCAACCAAACTATTATTAATAGTTCCTGCCATACAATCTTGGGCAGCGTGCCATCCTTCATGTCTCAAAACTGACATTAAGACACCGGGTTCTCCCATATAATCACGATTCAGAAAAAGATTATTACCTACAGTATGATACACACCACGATGTCCTGGAGGAAAATACTTTGATGGTGCTAGAAAAACCCCAACTCCGATCTCACGAAGAGTGAAGAGGATGTTGTTAAACTCATCAGTAACAAAATAAAAATCATCAGTGTTGGGATACTCACTAGAAATATCCAAAAGACTAACGACTTCTTGGACTCCATCTGTACATTCGCGAGTTAGCATACACCCCATGGAATCCATAGTGTTATAACCCTTGGTGATTTTAGAGTCGTCTGCTCGGACGGAAAGGGCAGGTAGGGCAACCGCCACCGCAGCAACCAGCGTTGTAAAAAGTTTTTTCATGGTAAATTCTAATCGTGAAAATTTGGTATAAATGGTTCTGCACAGTTTACAGGTAAGTTTTGTTGAATTGGTATCCGCTGTCCACCAATTTCAAGATAAGCTGGTTGAAGTCGCTTGTCTGATACATCAATAATATCACCATATGCTGGAGTGAACTTATAATAATGTCCATCCCACCTACGATTTCTCATACCAATAAGAGTAAGAGCATCTCTTTCACTTCCACAATCAGCAATCTTTTCATCTCGTGGATTAAATACTGAATAATAACCTTTCATTTTTTTACTTTATATATATGGGCAAAGAGGGATTCGAACCCCCGACCAATAGAATGTAAATCTACTGCGCTACCGCTGCGCCATTTGCCCGGAAGCGGAATACCGGATTCGAACCGGTGACGTTCAGCTTGGAAGGCTGACATTCTACCGCTGAATTAATTCCGCGTGACGATGCACTTATCCGAATGCTTGCTATGGGGCATTTAAACCCAACATTCTGACAGTTTACACCGGAGTAAGACGCAGGTCCACCGCGAATATCCAAAGGGGGCTGATTCCCAACTACAGGGTTTCAGTATATCTGAACCGCTGGGCACCTTTGGTTGGAACGTCTCAAGTTCCTAGTGCAATAATTATAGAGTAAACTAAATGTCCTGTCAAGCCACTGATTGAATGGCATTAAGTTCTAGCAGGGCCCTTCTTGCTTCGGGAGTCACTTCCCATTCAAACTGAGTATCATTATGCTTCAATTTAATTGAATGCATTCCTACTTTAAAGGGATCTTTTTCTTTGAATTTTTCAGTCATAATAATAGTAAACGTTTCAAGTTCTTTTGACATCTATACTCTTACAAGTATCAAGAGTATACCACAATACATGTCTTATGTCAATTGATAAGTCCTTTAGCATTCAAATATTGGAGAGTTTCTTTCATACTTCCAATGTGATCATAACCGATCGACACTTGTGGATATGTTGCTTCTGTTCCAAACTCTTGTTCAAACGATTTTTGAGTGAAGTGAACATTAAGTTTATACTCTAGGAATTCTCCACCAAGAGATCTAAGAAGCATTGTTATACGTTCACACTCTTGACTACCATTACTATAAATTACTGCTGTGGTCATAATCGATTACGATACGTTTATGAGAACTTTTTTTATCTATAACTGTAACATATGTGGCAGTTCCACCCAGAAGAGACTCAACACTTTTAATAAGATTTTTAGCAATTACTTTATTGGTTTCTTCTTTCCATTTTTTTTCATTTTCTTGTCTGGGATTAGTCACGTTGCCTCCAGTCTTCAGGTTTATCTTGTTTGAACCAGTCAGTAATGTCATCAGCACCATCAAATCCTGTTTTATAATTAGATGGGTCTGGATCTCCAAGTCCCATACGATTCATAAAGTCATCAATAGTTCCTTCTTCAATATCCTGAGCAGCTTGACGACGTGCTTTGTTCAACCAATCTCTAGCAAGAGTATGTGCCTTGGCAAGTTTCTCTGCCCAGATCATATCTTCCAAAGGCACCTGTTCTTTATTTGCAATGCATCTACAAATAGACTCTAGTCTTAGTCTGTATTGAGTTGATAGCATACTAATCCCGCAGTTTTAACTCAAGGTCTTCTAGTTTATGATACTCCATATGTGCTCGTTCCTGACGGACACATACGATGTCCAGAATGTCATTAACAATTATCTCATTGTCAACGTAGTCATCTAGGTATTTATCGATTGCTTCCTTCAAGTATCGATACCGATGCCATTCCACACTATAAGGTTTGTAATTCATAATTAAAGAACTATTTAGTTTTCTTATCGATTTTTACATACTTACTACGTTTTTTAATTTTGTAGCGAGCAATGTATTTTTCCAGATGTTCTTCGCACTGAAACCAACAGACTTTCTTTTCTTTTTCATCTGGATGTTCCAGACGGAATGGAAAAAGTTCATAAGGAAAAAGTTCTTCCTGAGTGAGTTCTTTTTTGTTTGGCATAATAAAAGAGTGAGATACTGCCCCGACTGGATTCGAACCAGTAACCTTGAAGTTAACAGCTTCCTGCACTGCCGTTGTGCTACAGGGCATTGTTATCAACTCTGGTAGTATAGAGTACAGGCAAGGAGGGACTCGAACCCCCAATCAACGCTTTAGAAGAGCGTGGCATTCTCCATTATGCTACTTGCCCAAGTGATAGTTCCTATTGCCGATAATCCTGAACTACCAAGGGGATTACCCAATCACGGACATTCAAAACAATTTCTTCAGTACTCATAACTAACCAAATTGACGAAAACCAGTTCCAGACATCCATCCACCAGGACCAGATTGAAAGTTTTCGGAACCACCACCCAACTCTGGCATTGGATCCAGTTGAGTTGTAGTCTTACCGCTTTTCGTAGCAATATTATAGATGACTTCGTGGATATTGTCCACCTCTTTTTTGGGAGGGACTTCTTCTTTTTCTGGAAGAAGTTGATTCTCTTCTTGCAGTTGTGCTTTCATACTCATCTGCTGCTTTTCAGAAAGTGGAGCAGGTCCAAACCAAGGATCATCTTTCAGAACTTTTGGTGCAGGAATACCAGTAAAAGGTTTGGTAAGTTTTTTAAGTGTTTGTAAAATCATGTCCATACGAGTTTTTTAGTGTAATCATAGGCATAAATTTCTCTATTGCCCTTGATTCCCCATCCTAACCAATAGTAAGCAGGAACCATATATTGTTGGACAGTTTGTCCACTGCCCTCAAACATAGGAAGATACCTCTGAAAGATGTCTTCGTTAATCATATAACGAGTTTGACCTTCAAGGGAAGATGGATCACAACCATATGCAGCACAGAAAGATCCAAGTCCATTATATCTTCCTAGAGTGGTCCACTGAATAAGACCATAACCACCACTATAGCAACGGTCATAAGGAACTCTAGCACCTCCCTCACATATGTTAGCACGGAAGTTGCTTTCCTGTTTAATGTTTCCCAGAATTGTAGCAAGGGCATTGCGGTCAGTAATTCTGGTTTCCTTTTGAAGTTCAGAGAGAATGTATTTTTCCTCAGGAGTACACTCCTCACACTTCCATTGTTTTTCTACAACTTCTATTTGAATTGCAGTCTCTTCGTCTTCTAGAATATCTACATTCACAACATCCTCAAGTTCATTCATTGTACTTGGAACAGCACATGCAGATGGAATTGAAAATGCTAAAATTGCAATAATAATTTTTTTAATCATTTCAGGTTACTTGTTAAAATAATCTTTACGATAGTATCTACCGAGAATGTTAGCATTATAAAACGCAGGAGTTCCATCTGTCAAGGACTCTGTGAGAACATTATTCAAAAACAACTGTCTTGTTTCCTCAAAGTTACATTTTCCTGCTGTGGAGTGTAGAGTAAGAATCTCCCGGAGAAAGGACTCCCTCCCATATTGCAATACATCCCCTTTAAGATCTGGACAACTTCCGTAGTATTTCTTCCAGTTACTTTCAGTCGTAACTCTTCTCCTCCCAGTACTATTTCTAGGCTTTCGTTTTGACCAGAAATACTTTCTACCGATATACTTTCTACCAGTTTCTTTGTTAGTAATGCGATAGACGAAACCGAAGTGACTGCCAATGTGATCAGAAGTAAATTCTTTGCCGTTGTAGATCCATGGATTTTCATAATCAACCATTCCAAAGTAGTCTTTAAGATAACTTTGTATATTTATCCTATCAACCTTAACAAAGATATTCTACATATGATCCTCATCTTCGTCAAGCCAGAGTCTCATATTCGCAAGGGAATCATTCCAGTCGTCTCCCCATAGGTCAGGGAGAGGACGTGAATTGACCACAGGATTGCTTATAGAGAGATCCGTCAGTCCATCTACCTCGGACTTGCTCTCGACGATTACAGGCGTTTCTGGGGCATCCTGCTGCTGCCATATCCCTATTGCCTCATTATCAACCTTTGATTCTTCCACGAGAGAAAATAGATGCAAAAAAATAAGGTTAAAAGGCGGTGCAATTTTCGCACACCACCTCTTAACCTTCTGAATCCAGGTCTCTTTTTCTTTATCAAAGACTATCTCAAAGTTTAAACCCGCTGAACGTGTCTTTTTTAACATCTTGTTTGATTCCACCAACTATGTAACTCTCGTTTTCCGTCTCTTGTGGAGCAACTTGTAGTCCCTTTGAGGAGATCCAATGTTGCGTCCAGGGAAGAGGATTATTCTTCGCGGAAACATCATACACAGGTTTCATGCCAATCGCTTTAAGTCTACGATTTGCAACCCATTCAACATATTGTTTGAGCAACTTATCATTCAGACCAATCATACTACCGTCTCTGAAAAGATAATCTGCCCATTTCTTTTCTTCGTTTACAGCACGATCAAACATCGCATAAGTCCACTCTTCCTCCTCCTTGGCAATCTTTGCCATCTCGGGATCATCACCTTGTTTCCACTTGTTCATAATGTTTTGTGTTATTGCCAGGTGCTGGTTCTCGTCTCTTGCAATAAGGGAGATGATCTTAGCCGACCCCTCCATAAGTTTAAGTTCACCAAATGCAAAAGAACAAGCAAAACTGACATAAAAGCGAATGCCTTCAAGGATATTGACATTTGCAACTGCTCTATAAAGTTTACGCTTCAGTTCATAACGCTGCTCTCTAAAGTTTCCTGCACCCTCTTGTGCATGAACCCAATCACTACTATTTCCATAATGTTGAGCAGAAGAAATGAAGTCATCGTATGATTCTGTCACACTACGTGCGCGTTCCAGAATCCTTTCGTCCGAAATAATCTTATCCAAAACTTCAGTCGGATCAGAATATACGTTCTTGATGATATGAGTATATGAACGACTATGGATCATCTCCATAAATCCCCATACTTCCATACATGCCTCAAGTTCAGGAAGAGAACAATACGGCATAAATGCCATACTAGGTCCTCTGCCCTGGACAGAATCAAGCATGATCTGATACTTCAGGTTTGAAGTATATATGTGCTTTTGCTCTGGGCGAAGTGTTTGATAGTCTCCTCGATCTTTTTGTAAGGAGACCTCCTCAGGTCTCCAAAAGTATCCTAATTGTTGAGTTGTAAGTTTTTCAAAAACCGGATATTTAAAAGAATCATATCTTTGAATACCTAAGGGTTTACCAAGAAACATTGGTTGTTTTTTGTGATCATGAACCTCCGTGTTGAAAACTGTCATTCCTTTGACATCACTATTAACATTATCATTCATTGAAATTTTAAACTGCACAGGATTCACACTCTCCCTCCTCTACTTGTGATAGTTCTTCGATTAAATCTTCAATTTTATTCTTTGGTTCGACTACCTCATCCGTTTTAATATCATATGTATTTTGATAATAGGATGTCTTCCAACCATAGCGATAACAGTTCAAAAAGTCATTTGCCATGATTGAAACTGGAACCTCATTGTCGGCATAGTTCTCTGGATTGTAACTCCAATTTCCACTAATTGCTTGGTCAAAAAACTTTTGAAGGACCGAAACAACTTTGATGTATCCATCATTACTCTTCATGTCCCAGAGAAGCGTGTAATTGTTTTTAAGAGTCGTGTATGAAGGAACAACTTGTTTGAGTGGACCTTTCTTTGACTTCTTAATGGACAGGTAGTCTCTAGGTGGTTCGATTCCGTTTGTTGCGTTTGACACAACGGAACTGCTCTCCGAAGGCATCTGTGCGGACAATGTGCTGTGTCGGAGTCCGTGTTCCAAAATGGACTGTCTAAGATTCTCCCAATCATGCTCATACTGAATACTGGTAATCTCGTCAACGTCCTTCTTATATGTATCGATTGGAAGAATCCCATCAGAATACTTAGTGCGTCCAAAGTATTCACAATGTCCCTTCTCTTTTGCAAGAGTATTTGATGCCTTCAGAAGATAGAATTGGAATGATTCAGAGAGTCCGTGAACAGCATCCCACGCCTCCTGAGAGTCGTATTTGCATCCAAGTTTGGCAAGGTAGTGGGCAAGACCAATGAAACCAATTCCAAGCGATCTACGTGCCTTTGTAGCAATCTCTGCTGCTTTGATGGGATAGTTCTGATAATCAATCAATTCATCAAGAGCACGGACAGATAAGTCACAGAGATTTTCTAGTTCTTCATCAGACTTAATCTTACCAACGTTAATAGCAGAAAGAATACAAAGTGCAATTTCACCAAACTCATCATCGATATGATTGAGAGGATATGTTGGAAGAGTAATTTCCTGGCACAGATTACTCATCTCAATTTTATCTTTGAATGATGAGTGTGTATTGCAATGGTCAATATTCATAATATAGATACGACCAGTCTCTGCTCTCTCCTTTAGAAGGTCCAGAATAAGCTCCTGAGCACCAACTGCCTTTTGAGGAATGTCTGGGTCACCCTCGTAAGCTCTGTATAGATCATCAAATCCAGGAGTACCAAAAGCAGAATACAATCCCGGAACATCGTGTGGCGAGAATAACGTGATGTGTTCATTGTTGATGAATCGTTCATAGAACAATTTGCTAAGTTGGATACTGTAGTCCAATTTACGAACACGATTATCTTCTGTTCCTTTATTATTCTTAAGAACAATAATGTCCTCTATTTCTTGGTGCCAGATTGGGAAGTGGACAGTCGCGCTTCCACCTCGAATGCCATTTTGAGTGCAGCATCGGACAGTTGCCTCAAACTTTTTGAGGAATGGTACAACACCTGTGTGTTGAACTTCTCCGCCTCTGATTTTACTGTTGATGCCACGGATTCTACTTGCGTTGATGCCGATGCCCGCCCTTTGTGCAACATATCTGCCGATAGCCATATCACTAGTAAAGATACTATCGAGGGTGTCATCGACATCAATAAGCACACAGCTAGCAAATTGTCGAAGTGGAGTTCGCACTCCTGCCATGATAGGTGTGGGAATGTTGATTTTGTGCTTTGAGATTGCGTCGTAGTAGCGTCTGACATAATTGAGTCTCGTTTCCTTTGAATAGTCTTGGAAAATAGTAAGAGCAATCATCACGTACATAAACTGGGGAGTCTCATAGACCTTTCCACTTGAACGATCTTGAACGAGATACTTATCCGCAACCTGCCTTAAACCAGCATAAGTGAACAACATATCACGTTCATGATCAATCCAGTTATTTACCTTTTCAATCTCCTCCAATGAATACTTAGAGAAAATCTCTGCATCATAGACTTGCATTGTAACACATCTTTGAATGTGATCTTTGAGATGTGGGAACTCCCAGATCTTTCCAAAGAGTTGTTTACGAAGAGCAAATAACAGAAGACGTGCGGATACAAATTGGTAATTTGGATTCTCCAAAGAAATCAAATCACTTGCAGAACGAATCAGAATCTCCTGAATCTCATCAGTTGTGATTCCATCATAAAATTGAATGCCAGAATTGATCTCAACCTGAGAAGCAGAGACTCCTGAGAGTCCTTTACATGCTACGTCCACCATCAAATGCATCTTCTCAAGATCCAGAGATTCAATTCTACCGTCTCTCTTTTTTACTTTGATACCATTACTCATATCTTTTTCCAATAATTGAATTTAATTTTTGCCTGAAGACTACTGTATACATTTGATTCTACTACACTCTGAACATCCAGTCCAGACAGAACCATATCATTGATGTCCTTTTCCATGATTGATGTAGGCCAGATAACCACCTTGTATCCCTTGTCGATAACTTTTGATATACGATTTACAATCTCTTTATTTCTTGGTTCGTTATCATAGACATAAACAGGATTTTCAATATTCCATTCATTAACATCGACATCAGCACCACACATGGCAATTGAGTTATCAATGAAGGTACTATCGAATGGTCCTTCTGTAATGTAAACGTTAGATTCTTTATTGATATTATCTAGACCATAGATTTTCGGTTCATTTTCTTTAAGCATCACGGTTATGTATTTAGTGGGAGAGTAATCAATAGATCTTCCCTGAAATCCAATCAACCTTTTGTCTTTATACAGAGGAATGATAATCCTATCTTCATCATATTTCACATCATCAAATGTTTGCTTTATAGAGTTTGTAAATTCTTTAAACCTCTCAGCATAATAGAACTTGGTGGGATCAATATTTCTCCTCTCCAAATATTCTTTTGCTCTTCTGACTTCACTTGCTTTTGGTAGTGAACTCTTGATAGGATCTTTTACGAATCTTGGTTTTGATGACTCTACGATTTCTGAAATGACTGTTGGAGAATCTGCAGTAAAACCTTTTCCACTAAATCCCGCTTTAAATTTTTCTAATGTGTATTGCTTATACAACTCCACATCAACTTTCTTTATAAAGTTGTTAAAGGACAGAGATGCTCCACAATTGTGACATTTAAAATTTGTATTATTCTTTACAACGTAAAAATATCCTCTTGCTTTGTTCTTATTCCTTTGGGAATCTCCACAAATTGGACAACGAAAGTTATATAGATTAGACTTTACTCTTTTAAATTTCTGTAGTCGAGACGATACTAGACCGATATATTTACTATCGACTTGATCCATTAAAAAGAGATGCCACTGGCGTTACTATAGCACTAGAACCCGAAGACATCAAGGGTTTTAAGACTTTTATAGCATTTGGATTTGTTGTAACTACAATCAATCCAAGTGTTGCGAGTGCAGTCCACATTTTTCGTTCAAGTGATTGTAGTCTTGAAGTGACGAGGTTGTGATCGCCGTCCATTTTATCACGGAGTTTGTCAATTTTATCAAATAATACAGCGTCCGAGTCTTCTTGTTTCGTGATTCTTTCTTCATGGACGGCAAGCATCCTACTAACATTATTATTTACCTCACTTAACTTTTCTATGGCAGTATCTATCTTCTCCACAACCACAGAAAAATCTGTTACTTTTTGTTCCAGTAGAGCAATTTTTACTTCGTTATTGGTTTCCATTTCCGAAATAAGGGTTAAAGTCCATCAATTTACGCATTGATTTTTTTTCTTCCCTTTTCTTTCTCTTCTTTGTAAGTTTATCCAGATATTTTCTGACGTATTTTCTTCTTCCATCAATTTTAACGGGGGGTTGATCTGGGGGAAGACCAGCAATTTGCCCCGAGGATGCTGCATTCGTTGGAACTTCTTCTGATACGGAAAACTCATGATACATCGCATTTCGAAATGCATCAATAATTTTATCGATTTTATCCTTTTCCATGATAGATTTTTTGAAGTTCCTTTAAACAATCAAGATCAACTTGTATATCATGAATATCCGTTTTAGGATATTCCGGCAATCTATTTAAAAATATTATAAACGATTTCAATGAAGACCAAAGTTCTGGTTCAATCTTATAAAAAAGCATTGGCGTTGCTGCCTCACCAAAAACATTGTATATCATAATAAAGTGATTCAAAAGAAGATGAGTCTTTAATTCACCAGTCTTTTTATATTTTTTAAGGTGTCGCTTAACGTACTTAAAGTGATTTAAATCTTTATCAAAATCATCCTTCGATACAGCCTGTGGATTATCGTAGTTTTGAATTGCAAATAATAAAAAGTTTTTATCATTAAGTACGTTAAAATTCATTACATCAATCAATATTATTTCGAATCATCAAACATCTGTTGGATAATTGATGCTGCCATCGCCAGTTGAGATGCCGGACATCGCAACAAGAATCTCCTTCTTAACTCTCAGGTTACCATGAGTATCAACATAGGTGGTGACGCCGACCCAACCTTCACCATCTAAACGATATGAAGATGTGGTCGATCCATAAGCAGCAGTTCTTCCTTCACTAATACCATATACAAGACTATCTTCAGTTCCGTAAGATGCCTCACTATATTTTGAGTCAAATACACTTGACTTAGGAAGTTGTGATACGGTGAAATCGGTTGCAGCAATGGCAGCACCACTCAGACCCATGGTAGAAGCAATGGTGAGTGATTCTGAATTAGCAATACTTGCAATTACAGCATCGCCAAAATAAACTCCACCACGAATACCAAAACGAATTACATCACCCTCTGCACAACCACCGGCAATACCAAATGAGGTTCCTGTCCCCGTCACGACTCTCGTGGAATAATTAAGTCCAACTGTACCAGTTGACCCCACATTGTCGTCATTTCCCCAAAGTGCCATTTTTTTCTGTCCCTAATTTTATTGCTAAGAATATTTATAAAAATAGGAGACCTACAAATTTTTAAGTAATCAAACAGTTTCTCTAGATCTGATTGCTTTGGAGACAACTTCTAAGAGTTGATCATCCATATCAGTCTTGGTCAACTTAACCGCTTTAGAAAGAATAACAAGACAGATCTCAATGAGTTTCTCACCGAGTTCTTCATTTTCTGGAATCTTTGATACAGCATCGGAAATTACCTTTGATGCAAGTGGAAGTAGAAATGCTAACATGATAAACCTCAATATGGTTATATTTTATATATGATTTATTCAATCAAATCTTGAAGTTAGTTGTTCTTTTGCTCTTTTAGCAGCAGAACGTCTTATGTCAACTTTTTGAGCAGGCGACTTAGGTCCACCCAATTCACCAGCAGCAGGTGGTTTTTTACCTTTTACCTTTTCTTTTTGTCCTTCTGGACGACCTTGCATACTACGCAAGGTTTTACTTACATTTTGGAATGCCTTGTTATTCTTCATGCTTCCGCCTGGAACTCTTTCCTTACCACTCTTAAAACTTTTACCAGTTTCTTGTGCGTAACGAGTTGCTTCATCAACTTCCTTTTTATCTGGAAGACCTTTATGCTTGGTGGATGCAAAATCTTTAGCATCCTTATTCTTCATTGAGGATACTGCTTTTGCAACCTCTGATGAAGGTGCAGACATATCACCCTTCTTAACAGCATGAACCATACCCATGAAACGTTGCTGTGCCTTACTGACTGCCTTCTCCTCAATCACCTCATCCTCAGATTCAACTTCTTCGTATGCATGACCAGCAGGAAGTTTACCTGCTTTTTGCATTTGGAGTCTCTGACGATCAAGCATTTGTTGCTTCTTCATCATTTTTTCTCTTGCAGCAATCGACTGCTTCTTTTCCGATTCTTCGTTTCCTTCACTAACATCAGTCAGTCTTTCTGCTGCTTTATCAGCAAGATTGGAAACTCTCTTAGCAACTCTGTAAAGACCTTTCTTTACACCCTTTCTAACTCTCTTTCCTTCCTTACTATTGTATGCTTCCTTTCCTTTCTTGTAGGCTTTCTTCATAAAGGACTTCACTCTATCCATTTTGCTTCTCTTAACCTCATTACTATCATGACCAACCGTAACTTTTGCTTCATCAAGAATAGACATCTCAATATCAATTAACTCAATGATTGCCTTTCTTACTTCCAGAAGGTCATAACCCTCAGCAAGAATCTCTTCGTAAAATTCTACAACAACACTTTCAATCAGTTCGTCACTGATGTGGTAGAAATCAACGTCAAGAACATCATCAAAGACTCCAGAGAATTCTTCCATCTCAAGAAGTTCTCCACCCAGATTTTGAATGGACTCATTCATTCCTGAGTTTGGATGAATTTTAATTTTGTTTTTAACTTTCTTTTCTTTGACTTTCTTATCCATTTCATCTGCAACTTCACTAAGAGAATCTCTCCATGAATAAAATCCCTCAATCTTTACTTTTGTTTTAATTTTTTTCTTACCATCTGCAGATGGTAAGTATTCACCAAATCCTTTTTCTTTTGCATCATCATCATCAACATCACCATCAACATCAGAGTCAACTCTCTTTGTTGCCTTTGCTGACATTTTTTTCAGATCCTTATCGGGAACTTCAACTTCTTCTTTACGTGAAGCAATTGCAGAACCAATTGCCTTACGACGCTTGTGAAGATACTTATCAGTCTTATCTACATCACCATCATTATCAATATCTTTATCTTCCTGACCTACTGGATCTAATTTTCCTTTCTTCTTTTTATCATCATCCTTTACTTTACCCTCTCCGGTCATCTCAACAGAAGAAATAGTTGGGTTAGAACGTAAACTAGCAATCTTTTCTCTGCTTGCACTTCTTACATAAGTCTTTCCAGTTTCCTTATCCCTTACACGAACTTTATACTTTTCTTCTTCTTCATCAACTCGTTCTAGTTCTTCACTAATCCCAAGTTTTTCTCTGACTGCTTTTATCTCTTCACCAGACATTCCACTCTTTCCACTGTATTTGGAGAATGCCTGCTTTACATCAACACCAGATTTCTTTGCTTTATATCTAATATCGTAGACTGCCTGACTAACTCTCTTAGCAGAGTCTTCCTCGGATGTCCCTCCCTTCTGTACCTTTTTACCTTCACCACCTGCTTTAAGTTTAGGTTCAAGAACCTCGGCAACATAAACAGAAGAGATATCATTTAAAATGTTGTTTGACATTTTTCAACTACTTTGTCTTATTTCTATACTTATTTATGAAATTCTTAATTTCCTTAACACCCATAAGATTCATTACATATTCTCTATGTTCATCAGTTCCAACTTCTCTCTTATCAGCAGTCACTCCCGATGGAGCACTATTGTTTACAACTGCTTCGGACACATCCTTAATCCAAGACTTGAACATGATGTCATCTTCAGTTACACAGATCAGATAATTTGCACCACGACGAATCACTCTACCGACGAGACCAGTGTTTAAATTTTCAACTAACTCACCAATACCAAACAAGTTTTTCTTAAAATAGTTTTCGCGAAGATTATTCAAATCCAACTTAGGAGCAATCTCCCATAAGTTCCATCCTTCTTCAACTTTCATTCTTTTACGAACTGTTGCCATAATCATCTTAGCAGTCTTATCATCTACATGCTTTGGAACACCTGTGCGAAATGTTTTGAAATCATTTTCTACTGCAGCCTTACGCATTTTAGATGCAGACATTCCTTCTATACCTTCTGCATCAGGGTCTCTATCTCCAGCAGAAACAGTCTCCATATCTGAAAAATCAAATATTTTTCCATTATAAGAATCTGTTTTTGAAAACTCTTTGACTCTATCTGCACCAACAACGATACGAACTTTAGTATATCCGTCTTGATATGCTTGCTTTAGAGCATCATAAACAGTTTTAACATTTGGATCATTAACAATATTATTAGAATAATCAGGAAACATTGTTTGCATTACTTCAATCTTTTCGTCAGGATCTAAAGGATTCTTTTTAGGATCTACTGAACGAGAAGGATAGATTCTTAAGTCCCCCTTTCCTGCTGCCTTCTTTGCCTGTTGGAAAAGTTTTTCATGTCCAGTTGTAGGGACATTAAATCTACCAAATGTTAAGGTGACTTCTCCGCGATCTTCTTTTTCTGAACCATCTGCATTGGTAGGAGCAGGCATTCTTCGTGGAGTGCCATTAGCAAATTCTCCAAACTCACCCCGAGGTTGAACCTGTTGCTGTGCTGGTTGTGATTTTGTTTGAGTAGCAACAGGTTGTTGATTATTAGCAGTCCTCTGTTGTGGAGGATCTTGCTTACCCAGTCTTTGATTTTGATTATAAAATTTCAGCCTTCCTTTCTCGGTCTTTGCAACAAACTCTCCATCCTTATCATACCATCCACCATGACCATCAGTCGTCAAACCAAGTCTCTTCGCTTGCATGACTGCTTGCGACTCTGTTGCTTCCGAGAAAAACTGACTGAATCCTTTCATTATTTGCACTTATAATATATTATTTATTTCTCTACGCCTTTGTACCCTGCAGGGGTTTTGTCCCAGTCCTTTGTTGCGGTGAAGTTTGCTCTGGAGAATTCAAGACGATCAACCAGTTTGAGTGCCTTACCAGACCTAATCGCAACGAACCCTTCTGGCGCAGTAACTTTATACCCAGTATCCGTGCGGAGGAATGTTCCAAGCGTTTTAACCTTCTCCAACTTCTTGATAACGATACTTTTAGCTGACTGTAAATTAAGATACGATGCAATCGTGAAGTAAATAGCGCGTTTATTTGACTCAATAAACTTGAGCCCGTCTTCTTGGATTTTGACATACTTGTTCTTTGCAGTGACTGTCTTTTTCAAATCAATCTCTTTCTGCAGAAGAGTCCTGTAGTAACCTGAAAATTCTTGTATGACACGGTTTACATTGGGGATACTCTTACCCTGCCGAATGTATGTGTTGAAAAATTGTTTAAAGAGTGTAGACAGAAGAAACTTTCCTTGCCCCGTTTCTCCTAAAATATTTAGGAATTTTGATGCTTGCTTCAACGACCCTTCTGCCTTATTTAAAGCAGCAGTATATTTTTGCAGTTCTGCTTGTGTGAAAACTGCCTCCCCACTTGCATCCGAGAAAGTAGCAGTTGCTACATAAACATCAGAACTTTTGTTAAGGTTTGTAATATTTACACCAAAACTTGCATTCATTTCTGCTGTTGTTGGTCCACTATACTCGGTGTGGAATACAATTCCGAGTTTTGCTCTTGCAATTTGCTCTCCCAGTTCAGACTTTTCTGGAACAGCATAGACAATTGTATTTGGTTGGAAAGAAATCATTCTCTCTCCACCAATAGATGCTACCTTTTTGTCGTTTGTAAATAGCAAATCACCCTGAAGAACACCTTTGATTCCCAGTTTAGGAAGATACTTAAGACAATCTTTTAGTTTGTCTGCAAGTTGACCAGAATAATTTTCGTCAACTTGCTCCACACTATACATCTTTTTAGGATTAGTCTTGGCAAAAACAGACTTAGTTCCTACAAAGAACTCACCATTCTCAGGATCTATACCACAAATTACAGCAGGAGCACCATCCCACTTAGTTGTTACTCGGATAGATGATGTTGGTTCGGTAAGCATCTCTCCGAGTTCTTTCAGAAAGATAATGGCATTCTTACCACCCTCTACTCCATTGTTCAGGATATCGTCTTCTAGGTGTTCTAGGTGAGTGTTTTTTGCCATGATCTTATTATAGGGCAGAGTGGGGCAGAGTCGGGGGCAGAGTGGACAGTTTATATAGTGTCAGTAAATCTTGAGAAAAGGACCGTTAGAATCTCCAAATTCTTTCTTTGCTCCATAGTAGAGAGCAGTACACCACTCAGACATTTTCCCCTTCTTATCAATTTGCATCCATATATTTGCCCACTCCAAAGCAATCAACTTAGAAGAAAACCTACCACCAGAACTTCTGTCTGCCTTATCGGTTTCATATTGAATTGCATAGTCTATGACTGCTTCAATACCTTCAGCAATCTTCTTATTATTTTCATATACAGCAATTTCACCAAGATCTACCATTGGATAACTCTTCAATTTATTATATAATCCAATCCAATATTTCTTATCAGAATCATTCCATTTTCCCACTGGAGGAATATTTGGATGCTTTGCTGCTGATGTTGGACGACTTAATCCAACACTAGAAAGAAATTTATCTAAAGCAACACTAGAGACTTTTCCAAGTTTTGCTCCAGCATCTTTTCCTTTTGGAGTAAGATCAGTTTGTACTAGATTTCTTTCTTTAGAGTATTGGAAGTTTCTGGATTGACCATGAATCTTTCCACCCTTCTTGGTCTCCATATCAAATCCTAACTCACCAGTATCAAACAAATAATTTTTCTTTTTACCCAAAGTCAAATCACATTTTAAAGACTTATCTACTACATTAATTTCTTCAGGTTG